ATTAATCGGAGTCATGCCACTGTCCGCACTCGATAGACTCATGGTCTGGAGATTATCCATTATACAAATAAACTAGTTTTTATTACTCGTACCTCTACGCAGTCACGTGGCTACATAATGCTGTATGAAAATCATCTATGTACTTGTTGTACATAGAGTAAGACAACATGGAGCACACCACGAAGCCCCGGCCCGGTGTCACACCTATCTACCTCAAAAGGAGGGCGGCCGCAGACGCTGCTGCGAGTTTGGCGGATGCAATGGGTGATTCGCTCAATATCACTAACAAGACCAGTGAGATTGATGGACTGTGTTCTACGTTTGTGAATAATATCGATATAGACACCCCTGTTCAGCAAGTGCATACGGGATCGACACATTATACACTTACACCAGCGACGGTCACGGTATCCCAGACGGGGCGACGAGCGGCGAGGAGGTAGGGTGGGCATTAAAAAAACAGCGGCGCGGGATATGAATGTATGAATAGTATCTTAGTATTTACTTTTTCTTGACAACCTTAATGGCCTGTTTCCTTGTAGCCTGACGAAGATCACCACTCTTACCGTCCTTACTATGAGCGGCGTTATAATGTTTCTTGTGAAAGTTCCATAACGCAGGTGAACCTATCCGGAAATTTTGTCGGACTTTTCCCTTGTACCAGAACACACAGTCTTCAATCTTATTACTCTTTGAGGTGTTGTCCAGTACGAGACATTCGTAGTTCTCTGTGCACGCATTCATCACCTGATTGAACATATCAAAAGTAGGGAACACACCGAAGAACGATTTGTACAGTTTCTCTCTGTTCTGTAATACGTTCTCACGTAAAATAAACACGTAATCAACGTTCGCTCGTAGATCAGGAGTCAGGTCCATGCAGTACTGCATGGTCAGCATGAAAAAGATCTTCCAGTGTCTCCCGTTCATGAAACACTGTCGAATACAGATATCTTTCATGAACTTTCGATCGTACATGCAATCATCCAGAAGCATAAACGCACCTGTATTCGTTTTACCCTGTCCTATAAGTACTTTCTGTCTTTCGAGGACCCGTTCGATCGCTTCCCTGTCGTAATCACCATAAATGAACAGGTCAGGAACGAAACTCTTGTAGTGGTGATTACCATCCTCTGTCGCTGACATGACTATACCGGCGGGTAAATGCTTCTTGTGGTACAGTATATCAGTCACAAGAGTTGATTTTCCTGTACCGCGTTTACCTATAAATACACACACTTTATCATCACCCATGTTCTTTGGGTTGAATTTTCGTAAAGGAATATTCATTCTAACATGACTTGTGTTTTTCTTTTTAAAAATTTAACGCTTGTTATATAGTAATGGCGAGCAGTGGTCATATACAACTCACAGTAACAGGTCTTCAGGATGAACTAATAACCGGTAGTCCGTCAATAACATACTTCCAAAAACGATTTAGTAAACATACTAAATTTGCACTCGAGTTAATGGATAACTCATTTGACGGGGTCGTCGATTTCGGATCAACATCGAGGTGCACTGTACAACGTCGAGGTGATCTTATCCGAAATATTTACCTACGCATTGAACTACCCCCTCTTAATACAGCATCGAGTAATGTAGGATATTGTGATTCAATTGGTCATAGTATCATCGAGCACGCCGACCTCATTATAGGTGGCCAGACAATCGAGCGAATCACAGGCGAGTACATGGAGATCTTTACTGAAATGTTCGTACCGGACTCACAGCAGTTCGCAGTTCGTGACGTGGTCGGCAAGACGTACAAGAGGACTGGATTAGGACCGGCAAGCACCGTTTCGACAGTCACAAATAATTTCTTCGGCACGTATCCCCGTACATTCATTGTCAATTTACCGTTTTACTTCAATAGAAGTGATAGCCTGAGTATTCCCCTGTGTGCGCTCACTAGACAAGACGTAGAGGTTGAGATAAAGTTCCGTCCATTGAATGAGGTGATCGTGACACCGGACGCGACTGCGCCGACCGTACCCACCGTCGGTAACGTAATTCAAGCCAGTTTACCGGTTGAATATGTATTCCTAGGCGACGAAGAGAAAGGTCTGTTCATGAACAGCAGCCTCGACTACGTGATAACCCAACTCCAGTTGTCTCGATCCGTAATGGAATCTGGGCTCTTGTCAAAAACTCTACGACTTAGGTTCATCAACCCTGTAAAGGAACTATATCTCGTAATACAGGACAAGGACAAGGCAGAGGCGAACGTGGTGAGTCCTGGTAACGATCGCCTCAACTACAAGAACGATCTGAATACATCCAACCCACTGTATCACCAACTATCGACTCTGTCGCTCAACTTCAATAACGAGGTAATGATCTCAGGTGACGTAGCCGACGCATTGTATCTCCATGATATAGAACCAATGAATCACCATTCGCGCGTACCTAGACGCCTACTCTACAACTATTCTTTCGCACTCGATCCCGAGAATTATTTGCCAACAGGCCAGGTCAACATGAGCAGAATAAACAATAAATTACTAACGATCAATACACCGTCACCGAACAAAGACCGGGACGTTCGTGTGTACGCTAAATCTATAAACATTCTCAGGATACGCGACGGTCTTGCGGGATTGTTATTTATAGACAATAATTGAGTATAGTATATAAGAATGGAAAATCAGATTATCGAGCATGCTATAACCGTGATACAGCCGGTGTGGGAGTGTGCTCTGGTACTAGCGGGTGAGTACAGGAAGAAATGTAACAGGGAGATACTTACGGGGGATGATTTCAAGTATGCATTGAAATATTCTGCCATGAATCTAGTTGGTAAGCACATTGGTACATTATTCCCTGAATTAGAGGACGAAGACGAAGACGAAGACGAAGACGAAGAAGATATAGAAACGGTCGATGAAGACGACGAACCGTTTACGAGGTATGTAGGCGATGATAAACTAATGAATGATATAAATGAATCAGTTGACAAATGGGATGAGTGGCAACCGTTCAGTCCTATTGAGGTAATGCTTAAAGACGCGGTAAATAAAAATGATTAGTAGTCCTAACTCATATGTCTTCATTTTCATACATCAAGGATCTGCATGAGTTCGAACCACGTGGATGGAATGTAGATACACAGGAACATACAATATATAACAAGAACGACGAAGATCTCAATGACAACGAAATTCCACATCCCTATCAAGATGAATTCGAAGACGATTGTAGTGATGAAAGCGATATCGAATACGTAGATGATAATGTATCAGCGTCCGGAGACGAGAGTGATACGTCGTCTGTACACAGTGTACGAATGTGTCACAGTAAGAAGAAATTCCATTGTATTCTTCAGGAGGAGGAATTTGTACCAGAATAATTATATATTGTTAAAGTATAAAATGGACGCCGTAAAGACTATCGAATCTCAGGTTATGAGCATCGCCCCCGAATTCCGTGATCAGTCTCTTAACGCGGTTGTTGCCGGTTTCGCGTTCGCCTCGGCGATCGCGTGGATGGACGCCGTTAGATGGTTCATCAGCAGTTTCGTGAAGGTATCGAAGAACGGTGGTTCGTATTACCTCCTCACCGCCCTCCTCACCACCCTCCTCTCGATCGTCGTTTACATCATCGTATCTCGTCTTTCGAAGAACGTGAAGAAGCCCAGTGATACAGTGTACGCAGTTACCGCCTAATCAATAACAGTATTATTAGTCCTATTATAAGAACAACTCCGGCTAGTATGAATAAATTATTAAAGCGTTTTACGTTTTCGTATAACACGGCCTGTTCAGGAATTTCCAGAATTCCTTCCTTTTCGAAATCCGTATGGATCCTCAGAAGGAAAGAATTATCACTCGCGCCGTTAAAATTCACCGACTTGCCCAATCGGTCGATCCAGTTGACCGTTAAACGAGATAGGGACTGTATCGGATATGAATACTCAACTGAAAAGTCGTAGTCGTTTGCCTTCTTAAACCTTTTAATGCATCCACTGCTCACGTCAAGGGGGATCATACCAAAGGATCTCGTCATGGTCTCACCCGAAAACGTATTTGACTCTAATTTCTTTGCGTCTCTATTGAATGTCGTTCGTAGTTCCTCTACGTCAAGGAATATCCCTTCGGCGGGATGAAGGGTCACGACCTCCGACGATTTCACGAAGTTCTTGTTTTGGTACCGTAAATTGTTACCGAATAAAGGTGTATATGTAGGTGACGTCACAATGGGTGGTAATTGTGAATCGGAGGGTACGTCTAATTTGAGAAGATTCCGCATTTCCTGGGTATTTACATCGATAGTGAACGGGAGACCCTCCCTATAAAAAAAGAACTTTCCTTCATGTTCTAAATAATCCACTTGAACGTGAGTATCGTTGTATATCGCGGCGGATAGTTCGGTTGCTAGACCACACCCGTCATAAAACCCGACAGGAATCGAAAATGTCACGAGTAAGTCAAGATTCGTGACATTTGATGTTGTAACATTGCTCACTGAAATAACATTCGATCCGTCTGTCACGTTGTATATGCTGTTAGGTACACTCGCTTGTAACAATTCGACCTTTGTCACGTTATGTAAAATAGTTGGCAGATGAAGCGTGTAAGAATTGCCTGATGGATACTTGTCTACATCCCTGTTCTCTGACGAAACAAAGAGATTGTAGACCTCCATTCTTACATGGTACA